TGTTGGCCTGGATCCAGTCCAGCAGATGTCGAGTGTGCCTGCATCTCCTCCCGTGTTTCCTGCGGCTACAAGTTTACCGTTGCCAGCGTAAGAAGACGTGCCAACTAACAGACGCCCGGAGCTATCCACCCGGCTGCGCTCGCTGCCACCTGTGTTGATGGCAACGGTGTCGGCTGCGGGGAAGCTGATGCCGGTGTTGCTGTCGGTGCCTTGGAGCGCAGGCGTACTAGAGGACCCGTCTACTCCAGCTATTCCAGTTGTTCCGTTAATCGTGATAGGCATTGTCTTATTTTACCTTAAATAATGACCCAGGCACTACCACTGGGAATAGTAACAGTGACGCCTGAATTGATGGTACAAGGACCAAATGTACCGGCGTTGTAATTTGTTGGAATTGTGTAATTTGTGGTGACAGTTTGCTTATTTAAATAAAAGACGCTGTCGTTCGAACCCGAAGCACCGGTAGCACCTGAGAAGTCTGGACCAAGTTTTGCAGCGGTAACAGTACCATCACTCGGGGTGCCAACATTCAACGTGTCCCCCATCAACACGCCGAAGAAACTCAAGCCAGCTGCTGGTGCTGTCGTAAATGTAATACTGTTAGTACTGGTGGTGTAATCAACATCAGGTTGTTGAATAACACCACCAAGAGAAACCAAAAGCTGACTGGCGCTACCAGCGGTAACGTAATAAGCACTGGTTCCAGGTGGAACAGATGTCGTGAATGTTGTCGTTACACCGTCGAAGCCGCTTGAGATATCGCTTAGCTTCCGGTATTGGCCGACAACTGGTTGGGTACCAACGTATGCCACAGATGTACAGTCCTAATTCGCTTATTCTAATTCAACTCATTCACACTTCAAGCCTCCTGCTCACTATCAACAGCCAAAAGAAAAGAAAAGAACGATTGCCATGCCGATAAGAACAAAACCAACGGCAAATGTAACAATAGATACAATGTCTTCACCGGTCAAACGTTTCGGTTCTGATGTCATGAAGATATTCCGCGATTTTTTCGCGTTGTTCAACTGGAATCATATGACACTGACTGATTTGAGCGCAACATTCTTCCAGTTCTTGTGCGGCTCCCATGATCTGACCGAGCGACATTCCCTTACCAAAACCCCAACCTGCCGCATTTCTTGCAATTGAACGACAGCCTTCAGCTTTACTGACTTTCTTATTGATTAAATCTTTCGACCAGTCACGAATCCATTCAGCTGGTGGCATGTAAATAGGATCAGTCATTTTGAAATATTGGTTGAAGTGAAGGAGTTGCCAATACCTGGCATGTATTTGGCGTTTTGCCAATACTACGGAGGTAGTACAAATGTTCTTATTTGAGTGTAACGCTGCGAACTACGGGAAAACCAAGAAGAAGGTACTGTATAAATAGCTACAAAATTAAGCAATGAACAACGCATTCATCACCTACATCCAGGCTAATCAAAAGAAATCCATCCGGGAACTTAAAAAGTACAATTTTGCCGTTTCCCAAACAGCCAAAGAGGGTAAAGAGCTCAACGAGGCCGCCCTGGTGAACAGCCGCTGACGTTCGCCATTCGCGAATAGCGAATGAACCTCCCCCTCTCATCCGCCCTCACATGAAAAAACCTCCCCCTTTCGTTGGGGGAGGCGGGAGTTGAGCGAAACTAAAATAAGTAAAATCTTTAGTCCTCTTCCTTGTATTCGGTAGCGCGGACCACCGTACCTGGTAGAGGCAGATTTAATGCCATCCTCAGAGTGTCGTTTTCGTAGGCGAGCATCCGAACCATATCTGCGGTGCAGATCTCACAGGTAGGAAACCTGGGAGCGACGATGTGAGCAATCTCGAGGTAGTACTTTTTGTAGTCAAATTCTTCAGCCATCAGAACGGAAACTCCTCGTCGTTTTCTTGGTGGGCATCAATTTTCTCCCGAGGGATCAGACTCTTGCCATTGTCCAGGTGCGGCGCTACGGCCGCCATGAATGCGTTCTCGAAGTCCCGCATCGGATCAATCTTAGGCAACTGAGTCAACATCTGAACCATTGCTTTACTGGCGCTGACAGCAGCCGTACGGTTTCCATCTGCGCGGGCCTCCATCCTGTCAACCTGGAGACCAGTAAAGACCTGGGCAAAGAGGGCGGCACGGTTTTCGACACCGATGGATTCGATCAGGAGTTTGCGCCCCTCGCGAACGTAGTTGCGGGCCTGTTGCTGGGATACGTTGAAGCGTTTGGAGAGCTGCTCGACGACAGCGTGGCCAGGCCATCCCTCTGCTAGGAGGTTGGCAGCCTGTTCACAGCGATCGAGGAGCTCCTCTTTGGTGGAACGGTGGGTCATGGTGGTGGTGTGTGGGTTTGGCGATGTTGTTGTGGTGGACACAACGTGGACATTGTAGCTCAGTCAAAATGACGGTAGGTATAAATACTTACCAATGACTGATCTATCTTTCGATCTGAATGCGTGGCTGTTCTGCTGCTTTTGCGCTGGCATGATCTACCAGTCCCATCGCAGCAACTTCTAATTTGAAGAAAATTAGAAGTTCATTAGGAGTTATTCGTTGTTTGCGTAAATCAGAATTGCAACGATGATGTAAGTGGTACTTCCTACAAGTAAACCTAAAATTGCTGCTATATCCCAGGGGAAGCTATCCATCGTTGTCTTCAGTCAGAAGTAGAGACGACTCCCACTAGAGGAATAATCATCCTGGTTGTAATCATAGTCGTCATCATTTATAACGTATTCCCATTCTTGATTTGACAATAAACTAAAGCGGTTAACCAGATCTTCCAATTCTTCTTGAGATTTACCATTAAAATCTAATTCATCAGGAAGATACTCTGGATAGATCTTTGTACGGCATCGAGCTGGTGCAAATTCCGGTGGATCCCAGAATGATTGTTTGACCGTACATTCGCCCATGTTTTCAATGATGGCGGTGATGATCAGGTTGCCGTCTCTATCAACATTGAAATCTTCGATGAGAATGATGTCGTAGTTGCAGGTCATGGTGTTGGTGAGTGTGGTGGGGAATCTTAAGCAAACATTAAGGGGCGGGGGTTGACTCTAAGGCATCAATTAACTCAGCCTGCTGAATGATTTCCTTAAGAGTTACACCTAACCAATCGGAGATCATCTCTCCAGCCGTAAGGCGATTCTCTCTCGCTAAATCATGTAGAGTCCTCCAGTGTTCAGATGTCAGGGAGATCTTAACTAGATCTTGTTTGTAGGTAGTTGCCATAATTAAAGGCAGAGAAATAACATCAGAGCTGTTGCAATGATTGTGTTGCGGGTTGTCTTCACGGCTTGAAAACTGGAGCAGGGCCATTCAATTGTGCGCGAGACACACACTGATAAGAAGGCCCAACAGCTGTCGGATGATGAACAACAACAGAGATCTCCTTTGGACAGTTGATCTCTACGTTCTTGTTGATTTCCTTCTGAATGAAGGCAGCTGTCAGGCCAATGGCTCCCAGGCCGAGAATCACTGGAGTGAACCGGGCAAGTCCTTCAGCTGCATCGATTGCAGCTAAAGCAACACGTTGCGTGGTGGTGGGTTTCTTTCTGGAGATCATGGCGTTATTTGTGATCGTTGATGTGAGCAAGCCAGGCCTCGACGTAGTCAATGACATCATCGAACTTGGCCAGGGCTTCGCTCCTTTCGAAGCGAGCATCTTTCCAGGCCTCGTCACCCTGGGGATAGAAATCCCGAGCGTTGCAAGTTGCCTTTGCCAGAGCATCGCGAGCATTGAGTAGAGCTCTCCAGGCCTCGCCGTATTCCTCAGACAGGGCCGTGGCCCCCGTACCGTTCAAGTGAATGGTGGGAAGTGTGTACATGGTTTTAGCTATGGAGAAGGTGGGTTTCGCGGTGGGCTTGCATCCAGATCTCTGCGGTGGTGACAGGAGGTTCACCGCCTGAATGATCGTAGAGATGCTCCGGGGTGGGATCACAATCCAACTCATTTTCCAGAACTGGAATGATCTCAAATTCAATTAGATCTCTCAATGATGATGTGAGATCTGTGCAGTCCTCAGGCTTCTTCGATTCACGAGCGAGAACTTCTTTCAGTTCTTTGATGATGCGCTCGATGTTGCTGTATTCGTTTGCCATGGTGGTGTTTACCTGCAGTTGAAAAGGGGTGTGGGTTCAAAGAAACGATCGCGCTCGATGGGAAGACCGAGAGGACCTTTGATGGATTCGAGCTCAGGCAGGGAGAAGTAACCGAGCTCACGTTCGTGGCCATCCACCAAACCGAAGCATTCGCCGGTTTCCGGATCCATCTCAGTGATGTACCAAGTCCAGCTGCTGTCGGGCGTGAAGAGCTTCACGTAGGCGGTGGCATCCTCACCTTCTCCATCCTGGGAGTAGAGAGGCGGGATCTTCTTAGACAGGTCTTTGGTGATCAGTTTCATGGTGGTGGTAGTGGGTGTGTTGGCTATGCGTTTATGCCTAGAGAGGAATAACTTCTCTGGGTTTCTGGAAGCGGCCAGCGGGACCAAACTCCTCGAGGAGATGAGGGAAGGCATCCCAGATCCGTTGCCGATTGCTGGGATCAGCACAACGGAGAGCAGCGGCCAGGCTCCGGACAAAGGATCCGCCGAAGCGATCCATGCAGAGCAGCGTGGCTTGAAATTCGTTTGGTGTCATGGTGGTGGTTGCGGTGGTGCGCGTTGTCAGTTTACAGGGTTTGAGAAGAGATCAGAAGTCTGTTGCAACTTCTAACAATGCAAGAGAGGCTGAGATCTCAGCTTGCATTTCTTCAAGCCACTCCTTGTTCTTACCGTTAACTCCCAGGTTGTGAACATAACGCTTGATGGCGCCATGCAGCTCATCTTTGCTAACACCTTCAATGACGATTGTTTCATTGGTGTTGTAATCGTGAAGGTGAATGTCCCCATCTCCTGGGAAGATGTTCATGCAGCAAACATCAAACGTGAAAGTGTAGTGGGTTTCTTTGATCATGATTAAAGAGATTCGATGAAACCGAGTTGGAGATCGTGGAGGGGACCGAAGTCCCCCCGTGGCTTGAGCTGATACCAGTTGAGCTCCCAACCATTGGCCAGGCGGTCTTCTTTGATCAGCTCTTCGATGTCGCGAACATCATCAATCCCACCAGAGACAGAGATCCTGAGCTTGTGGGGGTTGCGGTCGCGGCGTGCGTCAGACATAGGTGGGCAAGGTTAAGGTTTGATTAAGGTCAGAGCAGCTCGAGGAACTCCTCTTCAGGCTTGTTGGCATCAGCCACAGGTCCGCCAGCGTAGGCAGACTCAGGCATGTACCGCTCCTGCGGCGCTTCACCGTACAGAGCAGAGCGCCAACGGGCACGGCCAGCAGAGGTGTGGCCAGTGAGCTTCTCAGCGATCAGCTCAGCCCAGGCATCGAGCAGATCTTTGTAGGGATCCGAGCCGATGTCCATTTGCGCTGTCATCGGCATGGTGACATCAGCTCCCGTGTGGAAGCGAGCCATCCGCCAGATGAAATAGGCACGGGTGTCATCGGGCCGCTTCGAGCGTAGGGTTCCTGGCTTGCGACCTTTGATGGCCTTCACCAGTGTTTCCAGGTCTGGCTTGAGGTAATGGCCAACGCCATCACACCAGATGCAGGGCTTCTCACGGCGGGGATAATGCTTCCCCTCGTCAGAGGTCCACTCTTCGAAAACGGTGAGTTTCGAGCCTTTGCAGCGGAGGCAATCAAGCTGCTCGCTGTTCAGCTGGAGCTGGATTTTGTCAGCAGTGGTGGTCATAGTAAGTCCGTGCTAGGTGGGGAATCCGGCATCCTGCCCAGGCCGGTGTTGGGCTTGTGATCAGTCGGGGTGAATGGTCAGATCCCAGTCGGCATCGATGACAGAACCAACGATGTGATTGTATTTACTGGTGAGCCTGTCTTCGATATCTTTCGCCAGATCAGAGATCCTTTGCTCGATGTCATTGTAGAGACCAGGCTGGAGCTCGATGGCAAAAGAGAGATGAATACTGTGCTTCATGATTTGATCCTTGCTAGGTGGTGATGAGGGTGAATCCCTCAGAGGGGCCGGAGCCCCTGGGAGAGAATCATAACAGCCGGAGCAGTGTCATGAACCCGAGCAACACTAGCAGGAGAGCCTGCTGCTGCTTGAGTTCGCTGATCTGATCAGCCTGTTGTGAAGTCAACTCTACAGCCGCATCGATGATGTCGGCCTTTGAGCTGCGCTCTGTGATGTTCATGGTTCTAGGTGCAGTGGCGGTTCCTATGCCCGCCGTGACTCAATCCTAGCGAATCGAAGGCTGTTCACCCTGGAATGAAACAATTCGTCAATGTGTTAACAGAACAACACAAATCCCGAATAAATACAACACCTTGTAACAAACCAAAAATACCCCTCAAACATGCACGTCTAAGTATTCCACAGGCTCTGCCAGAAATTAATTTTCGCGCCACTAAAGGTCAGGCCCATTCCTTGACATCGGTTGCGGCGCAAGGGATCTCAGAGGGATGTGACAGGGTGTTAAGTGTCACAAATACATGCATTTTGTAGTAAATGGGCATTAATTTGCCCCGATTTAGATCATAGCACACTCAAAAATCGATTAAACTTATGACAATTTGTAAATTGACACATTGTAACAATGTTGCGCACTATCAACATGACAGTTTGTTGCTCACTATCAACTATCAACGTGCAAAAAATGCCCCTTTCGGGGCAAATTTGCTCAGTTCTGGGTGATCAGGTAGCCTTCAGCGTCGCAATCTGGAGGATAGTCGACGGTTTCGGGCTCTCCATCACGCCATTCGGGCGATTCCTGCCATTCATAGGGCACAATCCAACCGAGATAGGGCGATTCGTGAGTCATGGTCCGTGCTAGGTGGGGTGGTTGGGGCCCCGCAGGGCCCCGTTTGCGTCAATTGTAGCTGATTTGGGCAGCCTTGACGCCGTGAGCGTTGATCACCACGTTTGCAGAGTGGCCGTCGCACAGTGTGCAACGCTCGCAAGTGGTCTTGGCGCCTTTCTCGACGCTAGCAGCGCAGTGAACCGTACCAGCTGGGGCCGATTCGGTCGCTGGCTTGACCAGGAAGGTCCGCCAGCCGTGCGCCGTAGCCTCAAGGTAGTCTGCCATACCATCGCAGGATGCTTGGCAGATGCCCTTAAGGTGCTGCGCCCAGGGCTGACGCCACTGGTGGGTGTAACCCGTGTTTGCTGCAGCGTACTGCAGGATGCAACGCCAGACGTGGCCCGGCACCATGGCCGGATCACCGGCAGCACCGAACCGGACGCTAGCACCTTCGAAAAGGTGCCAATCGGAGCCAATCGGAGCGTAGTTACCGCGCTTGTAACAGTTCCACACACTGAGTGGGGCCTGATACCAGCGAACGTAACAGGTACCGCTGTTGTAGCCAGCGTGGGGGCAATCCCCACAGACTGACCGGCCGCGACCGTCTTTAAAAGCATTGTTAGGCTTGCAATCCTGCCGCAGAATCCACGTCTGCAGCATCGATCCCGTCTTTCCATTGGCCGACCGATCGGTCAGACCGGTGACAATGCACACAATAGGTGCGCCGTCGATCGGGCTCAGGCCCTCCCACAGGATGCGGCCGTTGTTGTTGGTTGCCATCGCGTTCTAAGAGCGAGTGAACTGCCGAGCGATTGCCCGACCCATCAAGCATAGACCATCGGCCAGCCAACTGGCGCCAATGTCACACTTATTCATAATGTAACTCTCTGTTGCGCACTATCAACACAACTAAATGTAAAGCACTATCAACTATCAACGCAAAAAAAGGGGGCCCTAAGGCCCCATCTTGTAACTACACTGTCAGCGGTGACAATGGAGCGTATCTCCTGATGCGACTGGGCCGATCCGCATGATGCTGACGCCATTTAGGTTCGATCCCATTGGCTCGGCACCAGTTAACGAAACGACTTGCGTCCTCATCCTCCTCGAGATACAACCACTCTCCTCTTTCGTACGAAAATGGCGTAAACACTTGTCGCCAATGGCGGCCAATCAACTTAACCAGAAACGACTGGTGAACCTTGACCCAGCCATGGCCAGGATCGCAGTACACATCAAACGTCTTGGTTTTAGACATCGCATCTAGGGCGAACGACCCCCTCACTGTAGCGCATCGGCCAGCCCCATGGCGCCAGCTTCACAATCGTTGACAATGTAACAATCTCTTTCGCACTATCAACACAACTAAATGTAAAGCACTATCAACTATCAACGCAAAAAAAAGCCCCCTTGCGGGGGCCCCTGGTGTCAGTCAAGACAGAACTCTAAACAAATCTTCTTTACAATCACATACAGTTTTGAATCCGCGTGAGATTGCGGATCCACCATTGATTGACCACCAATAAGTGCCACCGGTCTCAGACATTACATAACCTGCAATGTCGTCGCCGTAATAAATCACCTCATGGTAAAGGCCAGAGTCATGTGGAATCCTGTTTGATGTAAAGAACTTCTCAGTCGCAGCAGTCATAAAACCTCTCTAGATGGTTTGATCCCGAACCTCTCGGCTCGGTCCCCTCACCCTAGCACCCCATCGACCACACCCCACCTAAATGTCACAATCCGTCACACTCTGTCACCTTTCTTTTTTTCTTTCGTCGCAAATCTTAACAAAGGGGCGGCCTGACGGCTGCCGGAAAATTTTCCCAAAATCGACCCTTTTAATGGGCCGTTAGGGTGTAATCAATTGCGCGTATTTATACGATCTAAAATCATTTGTAACGATTAAAAATAGAAATAAAATGCCTGTCTCTCCGCAGGATTTTGCCCTCTGGTCCCGCATGACGGGAAACCCATATCCCCAGACCCCGGCCGAGAGGATGGCACTGGCACCAGAAGTGTACAGCTATACGCGACAGGTTGGCAGGCAAGGCGGACCCGTTATGAGTCCCGCAAGACGCGCTGTAGATGTTGCTGGGAAAGTTGCCCTGGCCAGCGGTCTTCTTGCTGGTGCAGTCTTATTGGGTGGAAAATACCTAAAATCAAAATCAGGCCAACCTCCTGCATCCAAGGCTGCTCCCCCATCATCCGATATTTCTCAAGGTTTAGAGGGTGAGCCTGAACCACAAGGCCCTACAGGTCCTGTAAAACCAGCTGGTCCACAAGCAGCAGCCAGTGAACCTGTTGAGGTTTCCAGACCTTCTCTGGCCAAGAACTTCTTAAGACATGCTGTAGCACAACAAAGCTTAGGAGGATCATACAGATCCGAATTAGATCTTGAATTAGATAACGAGCCTGAAATTAAATTAACAGTTGTTGAAGCAATGCCGGACGCTTCCTCTCAGGCTGCGATTGCATCTGGTGACATTTCAAAACCAATTACTTCCGAATTACTCAATCAACGGGTTGTTCCGACTGCTACCGCTGAGGTTCATGTAGCAAGAGGAACAAGCCCAGCGAAGCCAACATTAGGCGAGATCGAACAAAAAACAGCAACCCAAAGTCAGGTAATTGGGTCACAGCAACATTTTGCTCCTGGAACCGAGGAGGAACAGCTTGCTAGCGCCGCCCAACCAAACCCTACTGTTCGCGCACAGGCTGAAGAATTAATTGGGCGTGTTTCAGCTGCGAAATTAGCTGAATTCCGTCAATCGCCTTACTATGCCGCGACTGTCAAGCCGCTGGATGATGAGGAACTAATTGGAGATACAACCCCTTACGTGGAGCCAGCTCCAAAACCTTCTGTCATACCTGGTCCTGTCAGGATGACACCACAGACTCGGGTTGCTGTTGTTAAAGAAGAGAGCCCAATTGCCGAAATGTCGACAGCAGCCACTCCTGCAACTGTTACAACACCTGAACCAACACAAAGAATTGCTGCCCCAGTTGGAGGCGCCTCCTCGTCTGAAATTCGGGAGCTGGATCAACTCCTGGCGCGGTCCCATGCGCGTCACACCTTAGAGCAACGGATTGATTTGAGGAATCAGCTTTTAGCTAAAAAATATGGTGGGGGTGCGGCGCTTGCTGAAGCACCATCGCAAGCTGCAGCCTCTCCAATTGTGACAAGCAGTCAACCGCAGCCTGTTCGCGTTGCAGCTGCAGTTTCCGCTCCGGAAGCTAAAATCAGTCCGAATGAGTTTCTCAGTGCCAAAAGTCAACAAGTACGTCCAGCAGCCACAGTACCTGGGACCAAAGAGCACTTGGTTGCACAAGCTCGTGAACACCTTGAAGGGCAGTTAAATCCACCTAAAGGAACAATTCACGGTGCCCCTGCGGAAGGATCCAGTTTTATTGAAAATGCAAGGTTGTATCCCAATAACACGATGGGAATTAAAGTAAGGGGGCAAGATGGGGAATGGATGGAGTATGTCCATAAAGTGGAGCCCGGATTTGTGCCTTACGCAGCAGAGATGATTAAATCTGGTAATTTTGACGGACGGGATTACAACAAAATGAAACAAATTGGCGTGCTGCAGCCACATATTGGAAGTGAAGATCTACCCATCAACGATGCGGCGCGTGCTGATTTTATTGCCAGGGAGAAAGCACGCCTAGGTCTGTAAAATATTTTGTAGTGATCTTTGCTAGATTGAATACATAAAGATTTAAATCAATGACCTTTCTCGAACCTATTATTGCGGCTGCAATTGGTGCCGCCGCTGCAGCTCTTGCAATGCTGCTCCGCAGTAGCAGACAGGCACAATCGTTTTTAAAGTACGGTGGAATCGTAAAGCGAGCTTACGACATTATCGATCCGGTTCTCGATCAGAATCTCCATAATTGGAAAGGGTCTCAGGTTGATAAAGCCTTTGAACTAGCAATCGAATCGGTTTCCGACGGGGTTTTAAGCTCAGAAGAAATCAAGAAACTTGCTTTTCACATGGCGCAAGCATGGCTGCCTCAAAAAGCTGCAGATAAAGTTCGTCAACTGGAATCCGCTTCTAGCCCCGCCCCCGAACTTCTGGAAGCCGCTAAAATTACAGCTCAAGTCAACAGCATTGCAAGCTGATAAAATAGTAGTTATTACCTGACAAATGGCAAAAGACGGTAAGTGGATTCAAGAGGCAGTCAGTGAACGCCCAGGAGCTTTCTCCAAGAAAGCAAAAGAGGCGGGCATGAGTACTGCTGAGTATGCATCCACTGTTACCAAAAATCCGGATAAGTACGATAAGCGAACTGTTAAGCAGGCAAATCTTGCAAAAACTTTATCTAAACTCCGCAAAAAGAAGAAAAAGTAAATTTTAAATGGCGTTACGACCGTTTCAGCAGAATTACGATAACCCCGCTGAGAAAGCTTGGCGTTCTGGAGTAAGTCCGTATAGCGGAACTCTTGGTCCTAATCGCACTGCTGATCCTAAAAAAAATACTTTTGCTGCAGAAGTAAGGAAAAATCCGGAATATCAAAATTTTTATTCAGATAGAACTTTTTATCAAGTAGCCCCACAATCAGAGCAAAAAATACAAGCAGCCTCTCAAACTTTTGAATCTACATTTCAAAACCCTGGCGACAAATCTTTTGCTGATAAATTTCTCCAAGAATACTCAATGGGAGTAGCTAGAGGATTAATTGAAGCTGATAAAGCTGTAAAACCGGAAAACCTTGCTAGACTAGTTACGCAACAAGCAACTGAAGGGTCAAATTTAAAAGATCCTAATACCGCGAACCAATTTCCTAGTCAGGGTATCACAGTATGACCATAACCAGTAATGTCAGAGTGGCTGGTAAAGTTTTGGGAGATTTTCTTTCCCTGGCTGGGAAAGACTTATTTGGTAATGTAAAAACAGTTGGTTCAGCGGTTGAGCAGGGTTTATCCAAATTACCTATTGTCCAAGCAATTGCTTATGGAACCCCAGAATATGCTGCGCGAGCTATTACCTCTAATCCTATTTTAAATAGAGCATCTGCTGTAATACCCTTACCGGTATCTACCTGGCAAACCGGAGCATCTATTTTCCCTCAATTTGCAGGAGGATTAACTACAATTGGGGGCACTTTGGCTGGATACAAAGCGCTTTCAGAATTATCAAAGAAAGTTGATGATCGCTCAGCCAAGGCAATTCCATTTTCTACTCAACAATACATTCCAGGAACACTGCCTATTACAAATGAGCAAATGGGGGATGCACTGTTAAATCAGCAAAGATACATGCAACAAATGCAACTAATTCAAGCCAGGCAAATGGCAAGCCAACCCCAATCTCAGACAATGCCAACGGATTTAATGAGTGCTTTAAGCAAAACCTACAGTTTTGATTGATACTAACAATTTTTAAGTCATGTCTAAACGAGATTATTCTGGAACCGGCTATCAGAATCCATTGGGAGCATCAGCTCCATCTTGGGCAGGTGCGAGTACTTTTAATCCTCCCAGCTCTTTAAGTGATTTTTCATCCTGGAAAAAAGATACGGATTTGAAAGTAATCGGTAGTGGAATTGACTGGAAGCAGCAGCCCGGTGTAGATAATAGCGGCATGTGGGAAAAATCTTTTGGTCAATATTCTGATCCGGAACAAAGATATTTAAACCAAACAAAAAAGAATCTGTTTGATAAAACAAAAAGAAAGCGAGATGACGAAAATTCCTCTTCTTCTTTTGGTGGATTTGGAGCAACCATTGGTAAAAATATTGAAGGAGGCGGGTCTGAAGCTTTTACAGGTTTTTACATTGATAGGGCACCCCAACACGCTCCTGTAGTTGTTCAAGGAACTCCAGGACAGAAAGGGTTGTTTAGTCAAATTGCCGGAATTGCTGCTCCAGTTGTGGGGATGATGGGGGGACCTGTTGCACCATTTATTTCTGCAGGCTTAAGCGGTATTGGTGAAACCGGTTGGTAAAATTACTTCATTTAAAATAACAACTAAGAAGAATTATTAAATCATGGTTTTACCTCTTGCGGCTGCTGCTTTACCGATTCTCGGGGCGACTTTAGGCGGCATTGAGGGTTATCGACAAAGTGGCGGTAACCTCGGAGCCGCCGCACTCGGAGCTGGGCTTGGTGCCGCCGTCCCGAAAGGACTTCGCATGGCTGGATCTGCCCTAGCCGCAACTCCTCTCGGAGCAAAAATTGCGCCAGGTCTGTATAAAGGAGCTAAAGCATTAGGTCGTGGGGGACCTTCTTCAGTGATTGGTGCTGAAGCGCAACGTAGAGCCGGTGCTGCACTGATTCCCGGAGCTGCGGCAGCATTAGGTGTCGGTCTCGTTCCTACTCTTGCAGGTGGATTAGCGGGTGGCATAGCTCGTGGAGCACAAGCAGCACAGCCTTTAGCAGGTCAGGCTGCACAAACCGCGTTAGGTTACGGTATGTATAGCCCCACCGAAGTTGACTATGGTGCCGGAATTCCTTCTTATGACCCCAGCATTGTTGGTCAGTACGGAGGAATTTCTCCAGTGGGGTCGCCAACAGATATTTTAGGTCCTCTTGGAATTGGCCGCTCTTTAGAAACCCAGCGCCAAGCAAAAGCTGGTGCAGAAGCGATGCGACTCCTGGGAACCGAACAGATGCGTTTCACTGAGGGAGCCAAACGCAAAGATTTTGAGCGACAAGCTGCGATGAAAGGTATTGCTCAAAACATCATGACCCAGGCTGCAATGCTACAAGGTGCTCAACAAGCTGCTATTAATATGGGTCAAACCGGTATGGAAGGCGTTAGCCGTGGCTTAACTCAACTGTATCAGTACCAGTAAAGACATGCTTCCTTACGAATCGGGATTTTATTCTTCCCCTTTCGGGGGAACTCCTTTTTCTAGTGCTTTAAGTTCTTCTAAATTTACAGGCTCAAAATTTAAACCGGTAGATGCAACTAAATTTTTGCCTAAATCTTTACCATTTTCAGTTGTGGGTACAGATTTGCTGACCGGCAAAAGAGACGTAGATATATTGAAAAATACAATTATGCCTGAAGCTCAGGTCACAACAACTACAGATTACGAGGGTGGAGATAAACCGTCAACTGGAAATGTATATTCAGAAATTGAAAAAGCTATTGATTTTGAAAAGCGTTTTCAACCGCTTTATCTTGAGAGGATGCAGCAAGCAGCTGGTCTGCAATCCGAATTAAGTCGGAGGCAAATCCGCGATCTCTATCCTTATTTGAGTGCCGCTGCTTCAGAGGCAACTGCAAGAAACCTGGCAGCAAGCCAAGCTTATCGTGCGTTTGCGGAACAACTTCCGTCAAATGTACAAAATATCATGGCATCTAAACAGCAGCAAATACAATCTGCTCAAGTGGGTGAAGCGGCGCTTCAGCAAGCTACTGCTGATCAACTTCGGGCAGCCAAAGAATCGCAGGGTCGATTCGCTGGTCAATACATTCAATTCGGTTAAACTAAACTGATACAAAAGATTTAGCTATGGGCGGCTCACCTCCACCTCCCCCGTCAATTATTTACTCGCCAGCACCGCCGCCCCCAGCGCCACCGACTCCGGTGCCTACCCAATCGTTGCAGACTCAGGTTGCGTTAAACGAAGTCAGCGGTGCGCAACAAAGGCTTAACATGGAGTTGGGCGCTCAGCTGGACCGCACCAATGCTGAGTTTTTTGCTGGTCAAGATGTTCGTCGTTTTCAAGCTCAAAGTTCTGAAGAGCGTCAGAATATTGCCGCCCGTGGGACTGAGGAGAGAGCTGGGACGGTAGCTTCTGGTGAACAGTACAGGAAGGGACTGGAAACCTTTGGTGAACAAGAGCGCCTCACAACTGAAACCAGAGGTCAAGAGCAGCGTCTTACCGACTTGCAATCAGAGATGTTCCGGCGCTATAAAGAGAACCGAGACTGCGAGCAATCCCAACAGCAGTACCGAGCATGACGGAATGGATTCAGTCTTTAACCGACAAAGACCGCGAATCCTTTCTGGCCTTCTGTAAACGCACAAACTCACCAATCCAGATGTACCTGTATGCCCGGTTCCTCGAGTTTACAGGAAGCATCGTGGAGTGCGATGACTGGGCAAAGAAAGAATTCAAGAAGCGTAATTTCAATGCTTTGCTGGAGGATGAAATTGATTCCATGCAACAAGACATTGCCAAGTTACGGGATGCCATTGACATGGGAATGGTCAAGCAAGATATGGGAACTTCCAGGATTGCAATGTTGCAAAAAGAGCTTCGGGGTTCAATTAAACAGTTGAATGATGAAAAGGTTCTGTTGGATAAGCAGGGCTTAATTCTTGCTGGAGCAGACCGAGCTTTGCGTGAGATGCTTTCCATCTTCCGAGATGACCCGATTGAAGGACCTCTTCAGGAAGCGTCCATGGGAGTCTGGACCAAAATTTTGGCAGAGGAATCTTAAGGCTAAACACGCTATGCTACGGCCATGGCAGGTACAAGTCTTTATTCTGTTTACAGGCGTACTGCTCGTGCAGCCGCACAAAAGCGCGTTGTAAAGCAAACGAGCACTATTGATATTCAGCGTGCTCGAAGCGACTTTGGATATTTTTGTAAGGTCGTAGGAGATAAACCACCCGCCGAACACCACAAAGAGTGGCATAAATACCTTTGCACTGGTGAAGATAGTGAGTGCCTGGTTGGGATTGCTGGACCAAACATTGATATTCTTGCCCCACGAGGTAGCGCCAAGTCCACGGTTTTAGGTTTATTTACGGCTTGGGCAATCGGAATTCACGCCCTAGCCAAAAAACCTCTAAAAATCCTTTATATTTCCTACACTGTTGATGTTGCCCGACCAAAAAGCGCGGCAATCAAAAGAATTATTGAGGAAAGCAAAACATATGGAGAAGTTTTCCCCACCGTAAAAATTGCAAAAGGAATTAACTCCAATGAATACTGGAGTATTGATTGGAAGTTCGCAGGCATTAAATCGACTGGTGAAGAAGAGTTCACAGTTTGCTGTGCAGGTTTGAAGGGTGCTGTGACCTCAAAACGCTCCCATCTTTGCATCATCGATGACGCTATCAAATCGGCTGATGACATTAAAAACAGAGACATTCGAGCCGCGATGGAGGATAACTGGAACTCAGTTATTGTTCCTACCATGTTTGAGGGTGGAAGGGCGATCTGCCTTGGAACTAGATTCCGCCACGATGACATCCATAACAGCACTTTTATTCCCCCAAACGACTGGGTTCAAATTGTCCAATCTGCTATAACTATTGGCGAAGATGGGGAAGAAATGTCATATTGGCCAGAATTGTGGTCCCTCGAGTATCTTAGGGATCGCCGTCGCCAGGCTCCTGTTGCTTTTAGTTTTCAGTATCAAAACCAAATTGTTCAAACGAGTGAGCTATCTATTTCTCCAGACTTAATTGTCAAGGGAACTATTGCAACTCAGTTTGATTCTCTTGGTGTTGGTGTTGATCTTTCGGCAGGCGTTAGGGAACAAAACGATTACACAGTGTTTGTCATGGGTGGCCGAGTGGGGGACAAGATTCACATTATTGATTGCAAGAGAATTCGAATCATGGGTAACCTTGAGAAGTTAGAAGCTCTTATGGAAATGATGGAAGAATGGGGCATTGTTCATAAGGATAATGGTAGATATTTCCCCACCGGAAGCAACATTGATATCTGGTCTGAAGCTGTTGCCTACCAGGCTTCTTTAGAAGCAGACTTTAAACGAATTTGTCTTGGAGACCATGGACTATACAACCTGAATTGGCATGCCATCAAAGGATTCCGTGGTGACAAAGTCGCTCGTTTCCGTGGAATTATGGGCTTGTTTGAACAAAGAAAAATTATTTTCAATAAGTTTCGTCGCTTTGGATATTTGACTGATGAGATCGTAAATTTTGGTGTTAGTTCACACGACGATTGTGTCGACGCCCTCGTCTGGCTCTGCAACGGTTTAATGACTCGTGGCAAATTGCAGCTTGAGTTTTAATCTGGATTACGTGGTATAAAGTATTTTGGACCTAGACTGAGAAAATCCAAACGATGTCCACCAGCTATTTCAACGTCGAGCTTGAACAGGATGTGTACGGTTCTGCCGTAATCCCTCTTCCCGACGAATTGTGTCACGACATGGCGCTTCAACCCAATGAACGTTTTGAATTGGAAGTAGAAGACGACGTGATTACCCTAAAACGCATTGCTGCTGGCTACGATATTGAAGAGTAATCTGACCTGAGATCCCATGAGCGACGGCAATAAGACTGTCCTTGACGACATCCTCAAATCGGTCATTACTAGGGACGGTAGTGGACCGGCAGATACGATGCTGGTCAATGCTCATCTCAGCCAGATGCGAATGTTTGGTATCAGGCAGGGTGTTGAGTTTTATCCAGAGCAAGATAATTTCGGTACTCAGCGATTTGATTTTATTCAGCAAGTCATAAAATTCAACAAACTTGATGCCAGGCTGGATTCCATCTGGGATCGGTTTCTTTGTTACGGTAAAGGGCTTTTTTATATCCGCCCCACCAAGAAAACATACCGCCTGTACTGGTTCGACAAAGATTCTTATCGAACCTACTATTCTCCAGAAGGTGAGTTAGAAGAAGTAATCATCATTTATCCGTATAAGGTTAAGTCTACCCGTGGATTCCAGGGGGTTGGATTGAATACGGACAAGCGATATATGCGGTTACGCATTACCGCCACAGAAATCGAGGAATATCATAGCGAACAAGAGATTACGTTTGACGCTCCAGAAATGGAGTTTGGTGTTACCAATAAGAAAACTGTTATCAATACAATGGAATTTATTCCTTGTGTTGAGGTTTTCAATAATCCAGATGCTTTCGGAACCGAGGGTAGCGGTGAATTTGATTGGATGGCAAACCAGATCATCGCTCACGATGAAATGGTTAAAAATATTCGCGCCAACCTTTCATTCTTTGGTAATCCAACCCTGCTTTCATCTCGTCCAAAGCAAGACATCATTGAAAGCGGGGATGCGGACGTTGCCCAACGTCCGAGTATTTCTAGTCAATCTGGATTCCAGTCTGAATTTTTCCTTTCGAGCTCTACTTACAAGCAAGATAATGTAACTCGTCAACCACCCGGCTACATAGGTAAGCCTGGTAGTGGTATGAGGGTTCCTAGGGTTATCGCCAACCTGGAGCCAACAGATCGTGTTGGTTTTATTACCCCGAATGCTGTTAGTACTGACCAAGCTCGCTATGCGGAGCAGCTGCGGAGTGAAATTAGGCTTGCTCTTGGCGGCATTGATGATCTCAGTATTACTAATGTAACGGCAACAGAGATTAAATCGGCTTATGGTCGCGTAAGTGCAACGGCTAAGAAAAAATGCTTACAGCTTTACACCTACGGAGTTTGTAAGTGCTTTGAGTTAATGATTTTTCAGGAAGAACAAATTTTCCGTAAATCTTTGGCTTATGCCTCCGGAATCAAGTATCCGGCTCCTCCTCAGGATCCTTCGGATGAAATTGCTACTGCTAAATATGAAAAGCAAAAAGCAACCTACGAGAAGAAACTTCAAAAGGCAATTGATGTTTCCCTTGAAACAAAAGAAATCCCCGACGGTGTATTAGGTCTGGCCCCAGATGGTGACAGAACTGTTGCCTGGAGGTGGATGGGTCCAGTTTATGAAGATACGGCCCAGGATAAACTTAACCAGTCTATTTTTACCCGAAACTTACAAGAGTTAGGGGTTGATAGCATTGAAGCACTGAAGTATTTGTTCCCTTCAAAAACGGATGACGAAATCGCGGGCATGCTCTCGGGATTCCCATTCCGGATGGTGGGGGAAGTACAGAGGGCCTACTCCGCATTTATTGACCTTGTCAATTTAGAAATGCGGACACCACATCCGCAGCAACCGAATTTACCGATGGCTGCGGATCCAAGACTTGATCTTACTCCCTTCCTTTACCGAACTCTCGAAAGCCTACAAAAAGAGGTAACCTATGCAGGCCGATACCGCAATGCCGACCCAATCGGCACCCCAAGTATCCCCGACCCAGCCGATCAGCTACGCGGCTCC